TCTTGGGGTGGAAAGCTTTATAATGCTCATGATATTAAATCAGAATACGATATGGATGAATACAGACAAACCTTTCTGGAATCTGCCGGATTAATGGACGATAAATACATAACTGGTAAAGCAAAAAATCTTATAAAGTTAATGGACAATATTGACAATGATATTTTAGCTTACAAAGATAAAATTGAAGGAACACCAAAAGATAAAGGATTTAAAGAATATGCAAAATCCCGTGAAAACATATACAAAAATGAAATTATTCCAAATATTAAAAAAAGCAAATAAACATGATTGAACTAATAATATATGCAATTGGCATTTTTATTTTACTTTTTTGGCAATTTTCTATGCCAAAAGAATCAAAATTAAAAACTGCACTTTATGCTCTACTTATTACGGGTATTTCTATATTATTTATTGCAGATATTACATATTCATTACATATAAAGAATGTTTATTACTACATACTTATTGTTGTATCTTTAATTATTCTTTTAATTATGGAGTATCAACGATTGGGACTATCCAAATTTTTTAAGAATTTAAAAAACAAGAAAAGGTAGTCATTAATGGCTTCCCTTTTAAATACCCTTATCCCTGATCTGCCTTGCCAATTTCCGAAGTCCTGACAATTTACCTTTATCAAATTCTTTACGAGCATCAACACCTAATAGAGTAGAAAGAGTATCAAATCCCCCTGTCATATTGACTGTCTTGCATATAAAGGGTAGTCATTAATAGCTACCCTTTATTCTCTCAACACCAAAATCTTTTGTTAAAATACTGATTATCTCAGACAACATAACACTTGATTTCTTATGAATGCTCCTACATATATTTTTATAAAACATATCTATTTCAAAGTCATCACAAGTATTATCAGCAACTTCTAAACTTGTCCTGTTTTCATGTATTATATGTAAAAGCTCAGATATTTTCTTTTGTACTTCTTCATCAATTATTATGCTACCTATTGCAGAATACTTATATAATTTTAATATACTATCTTCGTAATTTTTTTAGACATATCCTTATTAACTTTCCGAACATAAGGAGCTTCATTATCATCATTAGCTGTATCTTCATACCAAAAATCTATATAATGAATTGCAGTACAAATTTCTAAGTATGCATTATATTGTTCAGTCCATTTTATATTTTTCTTTTGATTCTGGTATGCCAATTTGTACGCGATATAAGCACCTAAGAAAGTACCAATTAACGGAACGAATAATTTAATTATTTCTATCATAATCGTTTTGCTATCCGTAACATATCACTAATTTTACCACGTCGCACATATCACTCTAATTTCTCAATATTTAATAATTTTTAATTACAATAAGCCTTTTACTATCTTGTTTATTTCACAGAATCAAGTAACTTATAATCAATATGATCTATATCTGGATATTCAGTAAAAGCAGGGAACAGTATATGTATAGCTAATGGCCATCCTTCGACAGTATCCCCATCCTTGAGAACATTAACAAGTCTTACATAATTTTTACTTGGTTCTATTTCAAATACAACATCTTGTGCATATTTCCACTTAATATCAAATACGGATAGATTATTTCTGTTAGCTGTAATACTTGATTCAATTTTGTAATCATTATCAGGATTTATCCCGGCAATACTTACAGTAAAAAATCTATATAACTTATCATAGGATTGTTCTCCAACTTGCAATGGTTTATTAAAATGATTTTTATATTTTGGATATTCTTTAACAAGGACTTTCAATATCTTTTTATCTACTAATTCAAATAACGATTTATAAACATCTCTTTTCAGTTCATCATCAGATAAACTTTTATAGAAATCAATATGATCCTTTACAGAATTTTTATTTAGTTTAGCCCATTTACTTTTTAGATTTTTTGTAATTTCACTATTTGCAAAATTTTCATCTTTGGTTACAATCAATATACCCATTTCCTTATTATTGGATTCTAAATATCCAATCTTTGAAAGGTATTCGTAATAGCTTTTATTGATTTTTTTCTTATCCTTATCAGAAACAATGCACTGAACATGCTGAATTATTACTTGATTCTGTGCACCTTTTTTTCTCTTAATAACATCAAACCCTGTATTATCTTTTGCACTCCACCATATATCATAATCTTCACTGATATCACTTTCTTTTATGATAATATTTGAGCCATCAGAAATTAAACCATCATCTATCAGAGTTAAAATACCTAATTGTTCAAATGGTTTTGTGTTTGAAAATATATACCATGTACCAGACAGTTCTGATAAAACTTCTTTATTTACTTGTTCTGTCAAATCTTCAGGTACCTGTGCAACAAGCATAGTAGACATGAATAAAATTATTACTGTCATTATCTTTTTCATAGTACATTGCCTTCCTTTTCACAATTATCAATAAACACTTTATACAACTATGATTATTTTATCATTATACATGAATCAATTAATTTGCACCCGCAGCCATTAACATATCAATTACAGGTTTATTTTTATATCGTTTTGCAATGGTTAAAGGAGTTCTTCCTTGGGAATTTTTTGCATTTACATTGGCCTTTTTCTTTATGAGTAATTGTATTAATGGATAATCTATTTGAGTATTACCATTCATTTCGATAGCAGCCACTAAGGGTGTATAATCAGCATTTTCTGGAATATTGGGGTCTGCACCGTTTTGTAACAAATATTCAATTATTTCACATCTTTTTTCTGAATTGCCCCTAATTAATCTGACTAAAATCGCTTGTCTCCCCTTTGTCCTTATATTGCAATCTGCCTTTGCATCTACTAATTGTTTTATAATCTCAAAATCACAGTCTTTTTCTATTGCAACAAATAGTGGTGTCTTTCCTAAGCGATCACAGTAATTCACATTAGCTTTCTTTTCTATAAGTTTCTTTACAACAATAGTCCTATTCCGCTCTACTGCCATATATAGAGCTGAATTATCCGTGATTTTCGTATTAACATCAATATTACCATCATTTAAGATGGATAATGCTTTTTCAGTATTATTTTTTTCAATGGCAAGTATTAAAGCGCTCATATCATTTTCATCATCTGAAATCTCTTTTTTTGGAGTAACAATCATCAGACCATTTGACTTTTCTTTCTTTTTTCTTTCATTTTCTTCTATTAGTCTTTTCTCATCCCCGACCTTATCATCTTTGTATATTATATCTCTTCGCTTTTCATCATACCCATCTGTTTTAAAAATAATTATGTAACTATCTGTCTCTGGCATGTAGACTATATTGATTACTACAGTACTATTTTGTACATGTACCTCAATTGCTGTTGATTCTGAAGCATTTTTTGGTTTTACTTTGTACTCTAATACGTAATCAACGAAGAAGTTATTGAATCCATTTGGTTTTGATTTATCTGCTATCGCTATTCTATCATAAGTAATAATACCAAGCTCATCAATTGATTCTACCCATGTTGCTCCAGCATTTATCGAATATCCTTTTGACATAAAATGACCAAGGAACAATGGATTATCAATATCACCTGACTTTTTTGTTCCATTATCAGGGGCAGCAAAAGTTAAAGAATAGACTGTTAAGAACAGCATTACCAACAATGTCTTTTTCATGGTACACCTCTTATGTTTCATATAACTTCTCATTATTATCAAAAAAGTCAAATAAAAAAGGGTAATCCACATATAGCAGACTACCCCTAAAAAGGAATTACTATCACTTAATTATACGGATGATATGTAAAAAGACGTGAGAATATAGTTATTTTTTATTTATTTGTCCAATTGCTTTTTAATCTATTAAGTATTGCAAATAATTCGGAAGAATTATCATTATTCAGTCTTTCTATTGGACTCTTAGCTTGACATTCATCATTTGTACATATTGCTTGAAGCTGAAAATCATCAGTTACACTTCTATCACCATAATCAGACATAACAATGTTGACTTTTGTACTACAATAAGGACATACTAAGATACTCATATTTTATCTCCTAACTTTATTTATACTTAGTGTTGAATAAGTATTGTTATATGTCAAATAGATATTACCACCATGATTTAAAAGACCAAGAGGCCATGCACCATATACCGGCTTCTGCCTGTGTTCCTATCCGAGCAAATCCACCACCGGACACAGTAAGCCTCTCATACCTATAACCCACACCGGCAAGTATAGTTTTGTTTGTCATATATCCACCACACACCGACCATCTATAATTATCCCACGCGAAAGCCGATGGTACTGATTGAGAGGGTATAGTAATATTAGATTGTCCCTGTCCGTCGTATGATGTATGAAGTGTTATATTATCTTTATCACTCTTTATATCATCCACACGTAACGGAGAGCCACTTATATTACTTACACTTGCTGATGGCTTTATTACCGGAATATCTGGCTGTGCTTTGATAAAGATGAATACTGTAATCAATGCCCCCAATCCAAGACCTACTACGAAAGCATGGAATATTAGTTTATATTCATGGTATAGTTCTGTAAACTTGTTTGTGATTTTCATTTTGTATTTATATTAAAGAGAGAATTAGAAGAGCAATAAGAGCGGCAACTATGTATAGATATAACTCCACCCTGTCATCAGGATCATTGTTCATTTATTATTTGTGTGGAATTGTGCTTTCAGTTTTTGAGAATTGAAATACATCACCTATCTTTAAATTGATAGCAGGAGATAAAAGATAAATTCCACCGACGAGCAATCCGAGTATTAAAAACTTGAACCAGTGCCTTATGATAAACTGTAATATTTTAATTGTACTTTGTTTCATTTTATTTTAACCTTATATGTTTTTCTATCTTGATACTCTGCCTGTTTACCTTTATTCCATTGGCTTACAGGACGGAAATAACCAACTACACGGGAATATATTTCACAGGGGATTTTCTTTGCCACTGATTACCCTTTTATATATTCTATAGTAACTGTTTCATTTTTCTGAAGTGCATCAGCTACAATAGGATAAAACAATTTATAAGCATCCCATGAACCTTTTACTTGATCTGTCTCTTTAGTATTTCCTAAGAGTAAACAACCTAATGTGTCTGCATCAGTATTACCACAATGTATAAGCACATAAGCACCTTTCAATACACCCGGATACGCATACCACTTGTCATATATATTACCATCAATGTTATATAGGTGAAGGATTCCACGGTCTTGACCTATATCTGTAAATCTCTCACAATACCGTTTATACATTCCTACTTCTTTATTAAAATGAACTTGATATGAACCATAGGGTATTGCAGTTGATCCTTGTGGGTGTGGTTCATTTGCACCACGAGTTTTATCTTCGAGACTATAACAAACAAACTCATCATTAATTAGTACATCACTGATTGTGGATTTATCTGTAAAAGTATTTCTTTTAACTGTAATTTTCATATCATATATCCTCTGATTTAATAATTCCTGATCCTGCCAAAACACCTAATAGTTTTGCATTCTGAATTTTCATATCCATCAACTCATTAGTTATACTATCAAGTTTATTAAGAATAGCTTCATCTCTTGATCTAACAGCATCTTCTAAAACTTTTATCTTCTTATCATTCTCAACTTTATGTTCAATGATTTGATCTTTCATAGTCTTCATTTTGTTATCAATATCAGATATTTTAAGTTTATATCTTATGATAAAGCCTATCACTGCAATGAAAGTTGTAATAATGTAGCCGACTAAAAAACTATTAGCCTGTATAAATGTAAGCATTGGTAAGTAATCCTCTATTCTATTTTATATTTGTTTTGTATTTAGCATTGAAGTCAGTCCAAAGGACGTTTAGTTTCATTCGTTTCATAAATCGTAGTCTACATTGTAAAGCGTATTCATCTGTTTTTACTCTGCCATCTAATCCATCAAAGCTACCTGATAGACAATAATGCATTGGTACTAATCCGCATGACAACCCACGATCATAACACACATCACCTAATGCACAATCCTCATCACCCCACTTCCCATTAAATTCAGGATCAAATATAAATCCTTGAAATTCTCTTATTGTCTGAAGTGATTTTAAGGATAGATATAACCCGCATGAGAAAAAGTCATTACTCATCAAGCCATGTTTAGGATTATCAATAAACTGTGTAGAATGTATTGTTGATCTTATATCATTTTTAACAGGAAATAGACACGTATCATATCTTTTGAGACTGGTTAGTAGATCATCATCAAACTCATGTACAGGTACTCTATCACCGTCTAAGAAGATAACATCACCTGAATAATTATCTACACCTAAGTTACGAGCATATCCGGCTTGAAATCCTTGTAATGTGGTAGGAGTAGTTATATAGTTTACTCTTAAAGCTTTACATACATCTATACTATTATCAGTGCATCGATCTAATACAATTAAACGATCTGTAATAATATTAGTTTTAGAAAGTATTTGGGGAATGTGAGAGGATTGATTCTGAGATATTACAACTAAACGCATTATTCAACTATCTCTAATTCATCATCAAGTAACTCAATTCTTAACTGATCCTCATTATCTCTGTTATAGATTTCAACATCAAGATTAAGCCTATACAGGTAATCATTAAACTGATCCTCATCAATTTTGATCTTTTCTTTCTCTGCAAAATCTTCAGAGTCTTTTGATTTAACTTTTATGGTTATTGTTTTTTTACGCATTGTATTGTCCACCACAAATATAAGGTACTGCAATTAAACTACGTGGGTCTGTTGTTTTACCAGTGCGTGGATTACCATTTGTGCCATCGGTTATAGGATCACCAATTGTTATTGAAGTTCCCCCCACTGGAGAAATTGAGGAGAGAGCACCACCACCATAGCGAGCTTCCAATTGTAATAATGTCCCCCCAGATCGCAATTCACTATGTCGATGCCCATGTAATCTATCTCTACGTCTTAACCCTGCAATACATTCATTGTCACTATCATTGATTGATACTAATGTTCTACCAGCCATCTGAAAATGTCTTGCTTGTGTACCTGTAGGATCTTCAGAAGTTGGTAATCGGTGGGTATAGTACTCAACTGTGGCTGTTACTGCTGCTGCAACTACATTACTTGCTGAATATGCAAAACTAACTGTATGATTTGTTGCATTTATCGCTGATATTGCATATGTACCTGCGGATATAACCCCTATAGCAGTAGGCAGGGTTATTGTTCGCCAATTTGTGAATGATCCATGTACAAGATTATCCTCTGCTAATGCAGTAATGATTGCGAGGTTAGCACCTGATAAATTGGTTATGAGAGTTGCTACGTTTGATATGATAGAATAGTATTCTATATTAAATGCTGATTGTGCTAATGCTGTACCGGGCATGTATCTAAGTTTCTTTTCCCTTAGATATGGTACAAGCATTGGCCAATTACTTGCATTCAAAACCTTATTATCATCTGCTAAACAAAGATAGGGAAAGGTTGAAGATGAATCTATATAATCATCAAACCAATCGATATGACCGGGTGTAAGATATGATAATCGTGATGAGGCTATACCAGAATCCGTTATATGCTTACCAGTGCTGTCATTAAATACTGGTAAGTTACCAATAGTCGCAGTAGAATTATCACTAATTACCATGTCTGATAGTGGAACACCTGAATCAGTGATGTGCTTTCCATTAGATCCACTCATTACAACAAAGTTGTCAACTGTAGAGGTTGATACATCACTGATTGTATCACCGGAACCTATCCCGCTGGACGCGGTTAAAGCTGATTTTGAACAGGTAAGAATTGCCCCAGTAGTTTCATCTTGATACACAAATTTTGCACCATCCGTAGGTGTACTGACAGATAGTGTATCAAGGCTATTATCTGTTTTAAGCAAGGCATTAGCCTGTAATGAGTCAATATCAGTCTGAGATTCTGATATTGCAGATTGAGCCAATTCTAAACTTGTGTTAATATTATCTATAGATGATTGAGCCGCCTCAACTGCTGATTCAACATTAGTTACCCTACTGTCAAATCCACTTACAGTTGATTCTACATTGGTTAGATTATTCTGTACTGTATCAATAGCTGCATAATGTTCGTTAAGCCGTGACTCATGCATTAACACAATCTCTTCACTCACATAGGGTGTGTATGCTCTATACGTTATGACCAAAGTACCTGTAGTGCCAAGCATCTGAATCTCAGAGTAAACGTTCTGTCCATACTGTTCTTTGATGATTTTATCAGTGGTTGGTAGTGTATAGTTCTTTCCCTTTACGAGTGCAACGCCGTCTTTCTTGATCACTAATCCTGTAGCTGAAAACGCATCAACGAATTGCCCGCCTACAAAATCATCTCCAATAGTAAATAATTTATTAGGATCGGTAATAGTGACCGTTTTTGTTTTTTCCGTATAATTGTTTATATCAAACATGTAATCCTCTAATTGCTTTCGTGTGTATAGGCATATGGTGTAAGTCCGTATAAGACATTACCAAACAGATAGCCTTGTGTGTAGTTATCATATTTAATCTGAGATAGGAAATTCAGCGTAAGTGTGATTTGATTCTTTGAACGTGATTTCTTAATCGTATTGATACTATAAATGGCACGATCAGAACCTCGACCATAAGGGGCTATAATAGTGTCTACTACATCAAGTTTAAGAAGCTCTTTATTTACCCATACAGTCATCTCCATTTGTCTGGTAGGATTTGTTACCTCTTTTAGCAATGATGCCGCTTTATCTTTTGCAGACGCTTCATCCGCTAATATAGTGGTAAACTCTTCATCAGGTGCTGCGATATGATATGACTGTTGAACATAAGTAGATAATGAATCGTCAGTATAGGTGAGTTGATTATCAGATGCACCCGCGTATCCATAACCTACCTTGACTGTGCCTACAATTTCGGAAAGGGATTGTGAATCTGCATCTGTTCTATTAAGTAGTTGTTCTGGTGTAATCTCGTACTTGATATCACCGGCTGTACCATCAATAACTAAAACTGAGTACCTTCCATCACCTTTAGCCGTTGAAATAGTATCAGATGATTCGCAGACTTTCTTCAAATAGTCCGTAATCGTCATATCTGAATCTATCAGGATGGAATAACTTCTTGGCTGTCTCCGTGACTTTAACCGTTCTGCACTCCACGCATCACGTTCATAATTCCATTCTGTGAAAGCTACTCCACCAAATGTTTCATACCCGATTCTGTGAAGATCGACACCACATAATTCTGTTGATTCATCTATACCCTTATTGAACCATCCGTAGTAATTTACGTTTAGATCAGCCCAATCATAAGTAATTTCGGAATCAGACATTGAAGCGGTACAAACAGCTACACGCGGTATTAACAATAATCCATGTATAAAATCTACCCTGTAATTTACCGTGGCTGTTACTGCATAAACACTATCTGAGGATAAAGGCTTTGGCTGTACTATTGATTGACCTACGGCTGGAAAGATTAGGTCATAACTCTGATTATTATCATCTGTGAGTTGAATCCATACATTATCAACGCTCTTTAGTGTGTAACCGTCTTTAACCGCTGAAAGGATGTACTTAGCATTTACACCATCAGTAGTTTCAGATTTATTTACACATATCGGCTTGTAATTCTTAATCTTTCCTATTGCGATAGGAACAATTTTATTTTCTTTTGCAGTATCATCATCAAGGAAAGGATAAACTGTTTTATTTAATCTACCTAAATCCATGTTACGATCAAGTGTACGTCTTCTATCTGCTATTGATACAGTAACCTTTGTATTTGTTATAGTTAGCTTTTCAATAAATCCATATTTTATAAGATCATTAGCGGAAAGGTCATTTCCTTCTCCAACTGCATATTCTCTGTAAACAGAACCTAACCACTTTTTCTCATTCAACTTGCCATCATGGTTGAAATAGTCCGTAGTGCTTGATGCATATACATTCACACCAAAAAATAAACGATCCCGCTTGTAAGTAATATCAGATATTGTAGAGATACATGGTCTATAATATATATCCTGATAGTAACAGCCATCTTCCCGCTTTGCATCCACAGAATCTGAGTATCCCGTAATTAAGCCGATTTCAAGGGACTTACCCCAAGGTACCTGATAAGGAACACCATTGACGGCTATATTTGTGATAATCTTATAGTTTGTCTTATCATAGATATATGTTCCACCATTGTCAAAGCATACCTTTAATCTATCCGTATGCTCTGAAACGTTAGTTAAATATTCCAAGCCTAACCGGAGTTGTCCTATATCGGTGGGTTGTATCTGTGGTAATCCTTCATAAGTATAGAATGTATCACCATAGATATATTCTAATACACCGAAAAGGTTTATACACCATAAACCACTTCTATACGGCGTGAATAGTTTGGGTAGATATGGCTCATCTACCTGTGTTAAGTATATAAGAGATTTCATTAAGATTTATAAACCGATTCTGGTTCCTGATGAGTTATATAAACTGTAAGATGATACAGATGCAGAGCTTGTAATAGCCATTGAGTGACTACGAGGATCAGTAGCTCTACCCACTGTGGTTTTTAGTTTTAATACATATTTACCCGGCAAGACAGGTGCAGACCTGCTTACGGTCATAATCTCTGTAGACCCTGACATTAACACTAATATGTAGCTACCAGTTGCTTGTGCTGTGGTTTTATACCCGGATGGAACAGATATAGCAGACCAAGAGCCATTTACTACTACATAGCATGGATATGTTAAAACAATAGTTGCTATTGAAATTTCACCCGTTTCTAATCCTGATGCAGACCATCCTACAGATACCGTTTTGTTTAATCCTGAAGTGTATAGAGATGGAGCTAACCGGCGTGGATTTAAATCAATACCATCAGCATAACAACGAATAGTCCATGCACCGGCTTTTTCAAGATTATAACCCTTAAACTCGTATCTCCATTTTTTTGTATATGATGTACCTGACTTTGTTAATCCACCTATGATTCGATACTGAGTATTATTTTCGTAAATAGCACCTTTATCAGAATCCTCAATAACATTTATATTTTCAATTGATCGTAGATATCCGGTACATTTACCATCTGAATCAGGAGCAAAGATAACGTAGTAATCACCATTAGCAGCACTATTAGCAGTGGATACTGAACCATCACTATTTAGCACATTGAATAATTCATCCGATAAGAATTTATACGCTACATAATTGACAGTGACAACGGAACCTGCCTTAACCCCAAGGCAAGCTGTTGACGTATCATAGTTAAGTAACATCACATTATCAAGTGATTGTAGGTTTTGTAGCAATGTTTGTTGAATAGATGATAGTGAAGTTGTGGACACATCACCGTTTTCAAAAGTATTTAGTTGAGTTCCGGGCATTATTTACACTCTTCAAATTTCAAAGTAATCTTATACATATGTGGAATATTGGTTTGTTTTATATCGATATCTGTCATGTTACAGTAAAGGGGTGGTTCGACATCAAGGCTGTCTTCATATATTAATAGTATGAACGGATATATTTTATCATATTCATAAAACCATGATTCTATCTGTTCTCTCTGTATGAGTGAGGCATAATCAAAAGAAACATTTCTCTGTTTCAATATAATCTTTTTCAATCCATAGATTTGACCAGAATCTGATTTCTCTGATTTAGCAGAGCTGATAAGTGGAATATCAACTTCAGGATTTGCCCCCGGAAGTTGTGTATACCCGCCAAGATAAAACTTAGATAACCGTGCAGGTACAGAAATACCACTATCAGAAACAACAGTACGGTAGGATTTGAAATTCAGACCTGTATCATGTCTAAAATAATATCCTGTACCTACACGAGCATAGGGATAACTCGTACTGGTTGTGAAGTTATCATCACTTCCAATCAATATTACCGAAGCATCAGCACTCAGATTTGTATTCAATATATATGAGTAATAGATTGAAGTTGCTACATCATAACTAACTTGAAGATGCTGATCTATATGCCCGTCAAATTTACCGTAGCATGATAATGCAGTATCTTCAAATGCAGTATTAAACTGGTACTTTGAAAGCTGACTACTATAAGTAAGTGTTCCTTCAGATAACTTGTTTATATTTAATACTCTCATCTATTTGTAATCCCGTTTTGATGAACCATAATATCACCGTTCTTTGTACCGTCATAAATACCTGAATAGACTAACTCGTTTCCGATATATACATTGATAGGCTGTACAGTTGTCGCTGATCCACCCTTACCATTAGCTAAAGCAAATAGTTGAGCCTGTTGTGCCGCGTTAATGATCATTTCACCCGCATTCACATTGACTTGACTATGATCACCCCTGAATGAGTTACCTGGAATAATTCCCCCTTCCTGATAGTTGGATCGTTTAGGTTTACTTGCTGTTACTGCAGCTAATTGAGCACCTGCTGCTACTCCCGCCATACCAGCATATGCCGCCATGAATCCGGGTGTAGTTGGCCAAGGTGCTGACGCTGCAGATGATATTGCTCTACCCACGGCAACAGGGACTTCCACAATAGCACTTACTTCTTTATATTCCCACGCTCTCATCGCTGCTTTAAATTCAAGATCACTCTTCTTTTTCTCATACTCTTCATCGATCTTAGCCTTAGCCAGTGCGTTCTTTTTACTGTTAATAAGAACACTATTCCCTGATTTCAAAGCTAACTGATACGATTTCTCCGATGATTCAACCGCTGTATCTTCAGATACACCTGCAACTTCTAAAGCCTTTTCCTTTTGTCTATCTAATGCAGCTATTTCAGTTGCATATTGATTAGCAGTTATTGAAGCTAAACTGTTAAGTATTGAGGTTGCTGAGGATTGTAATGTTCCATATGCATCTGTTACTTTACCAACAGTATCGATCCAATTTTCTGTTTCAGTACGAGCTTTTATAATTTCATCAGAAATAGAAGGTGATACATTGATTGACTTAGCGGCATCGCCACACGCTTTTAGAGATGTACCCCATTGAGCTATATTTTTATCAATGGAATCATTCAGCAGTGATTGATTAAGTTTTGTTATATCTACATTACTAAATGCATCTGCAAATTTCTTAGCACCCTCACTGGCATGATTTAAATCAAGGTTAGCTTTTAAATCTTTTAATTGTCCCGCATCCATCTGTGAGATGGTTTGTGCAAGAGTTAATACTTCAGCATTAATGCCTAATATAGCAGTACGTGCACCCTCTGCTTCTGCTATCTGCTTTTTAAGATCATCTTCAGAACCAGAAGATTTTCCCGGTGTTGGAGCTACATATGCTTTATGCTTGGGCTTTGGTTTATCCTCTGATATATTTAGCTCATCTGTTGAAATCTTTAACTTACGAGCGGATGCATCAGCTTTAGCGTACAGATCATTAGCTACACGCATTTCAGCGTTATATGCCTTTAACGCTGCCTGTGCACGTTCTTTAGCATACTTCTCACCCGTAGTTTTTGCAGTCATATCAGCTATTTGCTGAATCGTCATTTTAGCATAACGACCATTTTCAAGATCGGGATCTTGTATTGCATTGGATGCAAATCGAAATGAATCCGCTGCATGTGTAGCAGCAGCTTCAGCTTTTTTATACATATCAGAAAGATCATTTTTCTGAGACGTTTTTTGTATCTGCTTGTTTAACTCGTTAAGATCTTTTAACCGTACAGCCAAGTCATCATATTGCCTAACCAAACGCTTTGCATTTCTCGCCTCATCCGTATTACCAGAAGCTTTCTTTTTTGCATTTTCAATTGATCCATAAAAGTTTTCAATCTGACGGGTCAATGAAGACATCTGACTATTAGCGCCAAATAACTGGCTGGATATATCCTGTGCTTTCTGCTGAAGACTCACCTCATTTAATTTACTTAACATAGCGGTGAGTGTACGTGTTGCTACAGATCCAGCCGATGCTATATCATCTAAAACGTCTGCAAATGCACCACCCGGAGATATGGCTTGTATCAATTCATTGTTAAGGCTGGCTACTGCAGGTATTAATTTTTTACCTGCTGACTGTTCCGCATCCTCAAATGCTGTAGCTAAACGATACGCTGATGTGGAATAAGAGTTTAAATTTGCAGCTGCAGCACCAATAGCACCCATACTGGACATCTGACGCTGTGCTTCATTTAAAATTGCCTGTGCTTTTTCAGCACTATTGAGCTGATCAGTGGTTTTTCCCAACCGTTTAGCATAATCTTCTAAATGATCATCATCAAGAAATAGTCCTAAACTTTTGCATTCACGGGTCATGCCCTTTGTAGCAGCCATGAGAGCATTGGTCATTTCACCGGCTTTCTCAGACTCTCCACGAAATGAAGCCAAATCAGCACCGAGACCAAGCATGGATTCAGCGTAGGAAACAGATGCCTCTTCAGTAATTCCAAGTTGTTGTGCTAAAATTCCGACATCAGCCATTAATGCTTGAGCATCATCATCCCCGTAACTGAAACGTTCCTGTAACGTTGCTATACTTTTTGACGCTTTATCCAACGCATCAGGAAAAGTACTTCCGAATCTCTTACTTGCAACCTCTGATTCAGCAGCAAGTTTGACCATTTCTTTGTTAAGGCTGACAAATTTGCTCAATCCAAAAGAAACACCTAAAGCTGCAGCAATGCCTAAACAGGCACCCTTGATTTTACCCGCTGCTGATTCAAAAGTAGATTGAGTATCCTTAATCCCTTTGTTGACTTCTGACGTGTCACCTGTAATCCTATATATGTACGATCCAATTGTATCTGCCATTTCTATTTACGCTATTTAACTTCTTTAAATTCTGTTTGTTGTGTTTGTGTGCGTGAGGGTTTTGGTATGCTCGGAACATAAATTCCACAGGTGCATTTCTTTTCCCATATCCATGTAATTACAGATTCCGGGAATTGAGCTATTTCTATAGCGTTATTGGTTGTAGGTATATCCCATTCATTCCAGTATTCATTATTGCTTACTGCTCTATAGTATTTATTAAGTGAGGCTATTAATCGGTCACAGTGGAAGATGGTTGTGAAGTTGTTGTCTGAATCTTTTTTTTTACTTTATCAAGATCTTTATCAATTGCTACTGCTAAAAACTCATTGATTGTTTCGACATCAACAGAATCATTCCAGAATTCATCTAATACAAATTTGTCAGTTGGTTGGAATCCATTTCTGATCAATATCTTTTGGATAAGCTTCATCCGGCGTTCTTCCAATTTACCCTTATCGAGTATATCTTGAAATTTCAGTTCGATATCCTTAAAGGATTGTTCAAGATCTTCTACCGATGTACCATTTACTGATCTTGCCTTTAATTCAATCAACTGTGCATCATACTCATGTTTAAGCCGATACCCATCAATAATATCATTTTCAATCAGTCTAAAATCTTCACGCATTTGATTAGAGATAAAATTGACCCTGATATTTTTACTTAATCGTTTTCCGGTTTCATCAACGTAATCTAATCTATATGTAATTTCTTTAGCCATGTTAATAATCCTATTCGTATTTGATAATAGATAAGCCAGTGTCATTTGACGCTTTCTATTATGTGGTTATTTGTGGTATGTATTTAGTGGTAAGGGTAAAGCCCTCTTATATTTCAAAGAGGGCTAATCTGTTACTGTGCACCAGGGTCTGTGTACTGATCAAATAATGATTCACCATCAACACGTGCTCCATCTGGAGTTGCTTCAAAACTGACTTCAATTGTTTCACGTCCCTCACTATCTGCTCCGAGAAATGTAAACCCAAAAGATCCGCTTGCGACAGTGGCGTTAAAAATCTTTAGTCCACGGATCTTGTTTGCAGTATCTTTGTGTTCAAAGCAAAATTCGACAGGGGCAAGGTTGAAAAAAGTTGATCCGGCTTTTAAGTGTACACGGTTAGGTGTAGTTGATGCTGCATCATCAGTAGTCTTTTTCAATAGACCACCTGCAAGAATTTCCATAACATCAGGGTCTTTCGTATAAAGAGTGAATTTCCCTGTTATCTTCAAATCCTTGGCTGTGACAGGGAAATAACCCGCATTACCGGAAAGTGTTTTATCCGCTTTCCACTCAATCTTAAATTCAGCATCGCCTTTAGTAATTCCCATATCTGTATATGTGGGTGTTCCTGTCGGTGTATTAGCTGCAATTTTGCAACTGGCACCATCAGCAACATAAATATTCTCTGACGACATTGGTGTCTGTACTGGCATGTTTCTAATCCTCTAATATTGTATTATTTTAAATTGATGTAGGTGAGAAAGTAATCTCTACCTGTGTATTATAATTATCTGTTGAGTCCTGTGGGTTAATCGTCGGTAATACTTTGACTTTGCAATACCCACCTGTGATAAACTTACGCGATAACTCTGTTGCTACTGTATATGCTATTTGTTGTGAATCGTATTGAGAAGATCCGCGACAATTTGCACTGTATATATAATCCTGTATTTCCCTACTGAAACTAACAGGCGCGTTTAAATAGAAATTGATCGTTTTCTTTGCTGTCCATGCACTTGGTATTACTTTATCGTTGATCAGCGCAGGTTTTGTATCCTTAGTATTCCGTGCATCTAATAGACTGGTAATTACTGTTACATTGAGAGCGTTATATATTTCTGTTGATCCAAGCATAATGTTTTAAAATCCCTTTATTGGTTCATCAGCTTTGAGTGCACCGCTTTGTCTGATCTCAGCCCACCGTTTCATTACATCCACTACTGCTTGACCTTGGGCATAAATCGCTATAGCTGGTCTGATGTAAGGAATTGCTGCCATGTATCTGGTTCCGCATTCAACATAAATCGCATAGAAAACGTTAGATCCTACGTAAGCAGTTAAATGTTCTTCAGGTGTACCCAAACCGTAGACATCCTCGAATCCTCCAGACTTGCCCTCCATTTCCCAGCCAATACTTGCTCGTAATTGACCTGTTTCACCTACCGGACAAAGAGCCTTAGCTTGTGATGTAATAGAGGAAACTATCTCTAAAATTGATTGTCTGGTATTGTCTTCGATGGATTGAATGGGGTTGACGTATTTTAATTCTGAATATACTTGAAAAGCCATTAGTTCTTATCTTCGTGAAATTCTTTACATGGTATTTGCATGATTTTGTTCTGATTTCCTACATTATCTACAAACATTACACTGAATGTACCAAATCCATCTATAACTACCTTGTCATCTTCGTTTACCTGTGAGGTATAATCCTGATAATCAAGTGTGATAGTAGCCTGTACATCTGCCTTGAATTGATCTGAAGTAAGTGTCTTAGATATTAAGCCTCTATAAACCATACCCGTACATTTAAGGGATTCAGTCCATTGAGTGCCTGTTATCTGTCCATCTACTTCTACATCTGTTCGGTTATAAAAGGTAATGTCTGATTGCTTTATCTTCTTTGTATGAATCATTTAACATGTCCGCGCATAAGGCGTTCCTAAATCTTTAATCAACTTTGAAGGATAATCATATCTTTTATCTATTTCTGAGTTTGAGTAACTAAATGACATACCACCGATTGATTCAGATGTGATATCCTGTGTATCGTAATCCGTGCTTTGTTGTTTGAACTTATACCAAATCATTTTACTGATAGTAGGCCATTGACTAACATTGACTGTAGGATAAATATAAACACATTGATCATTACTATCTGTTAAAGGTTCTACACTCAGTGAGTATAAACCTGTATTAGGATCATACCCATTAATGTATGTATCATCAGATAGAAGATCTGATTGTATCACTGTTCCTATGTGTGCTACCTGTTCAATAAAACGATACACATAACCAAAATCACTGATCTTGATTGTCTTACCTGTCTTATTAATTACAGCACTTACATAATTACTATACTGATTATTCAATATTCTACGAACATCTGCTGATACAATGGGTATCAATGAGGTAATAGACATATCATTATCAGTTGTAACTATTCCAAGCTGTGACTTTACAGTATCTAATGTTATTAAGTTTATTTTCATTCGTTTTCTTTTTTTAAAGTAGAGGGGGCTTTTACACCCCCTCAGATTGGTTAGGCTCTGGTAATCTCAATGACACGGTTTTCATTTACGAGTTTAACACCGTAAAGAATATCATACTGAACAAGTGTATTCAGTGTTGCAGAGTCAGTCCATACTGATATACGGATAGGTAGACCTGCTACATTAACGATTGAGCTGTTTACACCGGGCTTGTTCAAAGCAGTGTATCCACGAGCTGCAAATGCGAGTCCTTCAGGTGCGAAAGCAAGCAATGAACCAGTTGTTGAAGGTATTGCACTATTTTCATAGATATCAAAACCAAACTGTCTTGTGATTGCACCATCTTTAATAACTGAATCGTTATTAGATTTAGATGCATCTTGAAATGCTGTAAGCTTACGAAGTGCGCCAATTGCATCAGGAGCACCAACAAGAATACGTCCCTTTTTAGATGCCTTGTTGATATTAAGTGCAGTTTCTGCATCTGCAATTACATCAGCAGTAAGAGTAGTTCCCACAACCGTTTTAGTACTGACTATTGCTTCAGTATAAATATCACTATTTACAGCGGCAAGTATTCCTTCTGCCATTGCCTGACCATAATTGTTGATCAAGTCATAAGGTGACATTGTAAGTTCTTTATCAGTGAATCCCTTAACTGCATTCTTTGACTTATTGAGAATGACCTGTTTTACTGCACCTGTTGAGTTAGAAGGTGTAATAGTTGATCCGGGTGTCCAATCAGATGCAGAAACACTGTCAACGATCGGGACGTTTACTGTATCACCATATTGTGCAAGCTGTCCTTCCACACTACGATTTACAAAGTTCTGAAGGTTATAATCACCTTTATCTAAATTATCAAATGCACTCGCCCAAAATTCAGGGTAAAGTACATCCATTGTTACGTTTGCTAATGCCATTTTATTATCCTATTTGTTTTTATTTAATTTTTAATGTGTGCGCCAAGGGGTTGATTCTTTTTGTAAAGTTCTCGCCCCTCTCTTGTCTGAAGTTCTTCACGTGTAAATTCAAGTTTAACGGATGAATCAGTAGGAGCCTTGATGTCCTTTCCACCTGTTGCGAAAAACTTGTTTCGATCCGCTTCTGCTTTTACAGTTGCTTCAGATTCAATCTTGTCTTTTAATACTTTGATTGCATTTGCGATCTCTTCGTCTGTTTTACCAGAGATAAGACTTGCAAAATCTTTTGACAGACCATTTACTAAAAGTAGGTTTTCTTTCTTTAATGCTATTGATTGAGCTGTTACAGATTCATATTCAGCGTTAGCCTTTTTAATCTTTTCCTCTGCTTGTTGCTCTGTGGATAACTTGCTTAATCTTTCAGCTTCAAGAGTATCTTTCATTGCTTTAAGCTCATTCTGCAATTTCGAATTTGCAGAATTTAATCCTGCGATTTCCTTTTTCCAAGGTTCTTCTACTATAGGTGTTTCAACCTTAGTATTTGTTGCCTTTACTTGTTCGTCTGCCTTGACCTGACTTGTAGTGTCCTGTCCCTGCGTATTGATTTGATCTGTCATTTTCTTTGTCCTCTTACGCCCTGCATATGGTTAAAGCGGTGCCCCTGTCTGTTAAGACCTTTGCCCGTTGATTCCTTTGCATTTCGTATTATTTAAGTTTGTAATATATGTATAAGTCTTGTGTGACTAAATACTCTTGTATATCTCACTGTATTTGTTTACGGTTAATCCATTATCTTTCTTCCATTGATCGAATGATGTATAGTTGAATGGTTCCGGTTCACCTGTTACTGGATTGTTTCCCATTCTCAGAGCCGGTTGATTGCCATTAACTATATCAATGGTTGTACATCTACAGTTCACATTATTCGTAACGTCTGAAAACTCACCGGGGAATAATGCGGTATCATCTCCTATTCTGAACATATCATCTACATCTATTGTAATTCCGTCTAAGTGAGAGTGTGTATCTCTGGTTTTATCATCCAACGTACATAACCATTGTTTTTGAACCTTTACCCCTTCTGATTCTGCATATTTTGTAGCAGCGTAGGAAGCAGAGTTCATAGCTCTGTTGCCTTCAGTTCTAATCAACTTCATTGCATTGGCTAAAGCACCGGTAGCACTAATTCCTTCTTTTGTTTTACTTACACCACCAATAATATCAGCTACAGACAGTACCATGTTTTCGTAGCTTAATCCTTTGCGTAAACCGTTAGTTATTGTTGTTTGAAGTTTGAAAATCTCATTATATCGATTTTGTAGAAGTAACTTTGTTAGTGTTCCTGATTTAGGTATGTATCGTTCAAGTGATCCATATCGTTTGATAAGTGACTTTGGTATCTTTTTCCAACTATCTGCTGTACCATAAGTGATTAAATTGATTAACTCGTAAGGAACACCAATAGAAGATTGAAATCCATCAACAAGCCATGACGTAGCATATACTGATCTGTAATAAGAGTTACTTGCTGATATTGCTACAATGTTCTCAATGTATTTCTGTGCCTGTAGAGAGTAAGTGGTGTATGACTTCTTTATATCAGATAACAGCCCTTCCAACCTATGATACTTGATCATTTCGTTGTAATAATCAATCGTACCTACACTGTTAAGATACTTTACATACTGTCCTGAAATTTGCTGTGTTATATCCTTAATCGCAGTATCATATAGATGTACAACCTGCGTATTTAATGATTGTGTATCCTTTCGAGTCAGGTCATACACACCCTGTTGAAAATCATCCCAACGCATTCTTATCTTCTGCTACTGGTTCTTCTTTGCTTGTATCTGCATTGCTTTCAGGTGTAATATCTTTAGGTAATAGATCGGAAATATCAAAACCGCTATTCTCTTTCTGTTTATCTAATCGCTTTCCTTCCTGTTCAGGATCAAGGCCACACAATTCCTGTTTTGTTTCATCACTGATAAAGGTAGGTTGTGTCAATTGACTTGCAATATCCTCAACACCTATGATCTTTGTACGATTAAACACTGTCTTGATATTAGTTTGTGCAGCATCTTCAGATATACGTTTATCTTTTAAGAAGAAATCTTTGAATAATCGAATACGTTTCTGCCAACCCAACTTAACTGACTTCTCAATTCTATCACAAAAGGTATTCTGATCTGTTAGTCTTACCTTTAACGCTTTTCCTGATGCATCACCTGCTGCAGAGTCTGAGGTGTACATATCAACCATGTGAGAGTGTCGGTAAATCTCCTGTATGAGTAATTTGCTGACATATTCTCGAAAAGAACTGTCTGTATTTCGTGTGATAAATTCTGCTATTTCATCTTTACCAATTCCCTCAATGACTCTTAGTTCATTAAGATTCTTTTTCTGTTCTTCTGATAATTTTGAGGATAGTTTTAGTATAGCATCGGCAAGGCGGGATACTTCATCTGAGTTACCAGAGATGAGAATATCAAGTGCATCTATATACGGAAGGATCTGATGAAAGCATGAATTTTCATTCAATACTTCTGTCTTATATTCAACTACAGGACATTCCGACCATACTGTGATAACAGGCTCTTTATCGGCATTAACTTGTATCTCATTCTTATCTGTTATCTGATAATATACAATTCCTGACTTATCAATTACAGTAAGATCATAAGTTATCTTAACTGAACCAGCCTTGTAATCTACCTTGTTAAACAGTATTGCATAGGTGAGTACTGGTTCAATATCATCACTATATATAGTAATTACTGACTTAGGATCAAGACTAACCACACGTATTTCAGCAGGGTTAATTCCATCGCCTTTAGTGTAGACAAGTTCAACACCTTTATTGTATGCTATTGCCTTTGTACCAGTCTGAATATCTACTACATCAACATTGATATCCGAAAATGTCTTATTGAGTATTTCAGATAGTTCATTTTGTGTATTATCTGAATTATCAATGTCATCACCTTCAACGTCTACATTATGTGTTTCTGCTACATATTTGACATTACCGAATAAATATCCCGAAAGGTTGTCTACCAATGTAGGATAGTATGCAGTAGGTATCAATGTATTAGGTTCTTTTCTCTGCCATTGTTTACGGTTGAATCTCTTTACTATTTCAGGATTAGCTGAATTGTAATAAGACTCAAGCATCTGAATATACCGATAACTATCTGATTTAAGATAGTTACTGAATATCTTTAGTACATCATCTACCGTAAGTTCTGTTTTTGCTGTAGTAATCATTTTTATATGTTTAATCCGCTGCCATTGCTGAAATGAATCTGTGTTTTGTTTTTGATCTTGTAATAGAGCGCGTATCTTATCGCGTCTATGATGTGATTATCTTTATCTGCTGGAATACTGGTTGGATTTCCTGAACCATCAAGCTTATAAGAATACTTCCCAAACTCATCTAATGTATGTATGCATCGTGGGTGTATATAGATATTATGATAAGCTAAAAGGTAAGCAATACCTGATTCAATCTTTAGTTTTGGTTCACCTTTAGCTAATCTATTCCAATTTCTTTGATGATCGTTGATAATCTCAGGACGAGCACAATCAAAGTTGACTGTGTGTTTATCGGCTAAAGGTACTGTCTTGTATAAGTTTCGTAGATACTCATAATAACCTAATAAATTTGATTGAGGATAGATTCCATACGCTTCAAAGTCTATGTAAAGATTATGCTCTTTAGCACTGTTTACGACCTCATCTAATTCATAACATCTAATAAGTGTGCTTGGATCATTTGAGAAACCAAAGTCACCACCATAGCAAAAAGCTGTATTATCAGGTGCAATAAAGTCTTTAACTGAATATTTCCCCTTGAATATTACTGCATCACTAATTGTCTGACATTCACCAAGCCATACATGCTTATAATCTTCATAGTTCCGAACCCTACAATCATTAGCTTCATCAAGTAATGTCTGACTTATATATGGATTATCATAATAATTGACTGTTTCTATTAAGCTGTTAGGGCGTGGATTATTTATGTAATCCATTATTGCATCAGATTCATTCTTCGGATTAAAACTAAACCATAGTTCTGATCCTTCTTTTCTTATAGTAGGTATCAGAACCTTTAAGGAATCCGCACTAATTGTCTGCGCTTCTTCAATCCAACATATATCAGTATTCTCAATACCCTTAACATTGGCTATATTATGATGTAACCCTGCAAAGATAAACTCACTACCAACTGTTGAGGTAATGCAATTATCAGTTACCTTATAATAATCAGATAAACCCATTAGTTTAATCTGATCTTTAAGTAGGGCATGAACTGAATTAGCTATTGTTGTCTGATACTCTCGTGTACAAAGGATTCTTATCGCTTTTTGTGATGCTAATATAAGTAATGCACGGGCAAATGAGGTAGATTTTGCTCCGCCTCTTCCACCTTTGTATATGTAGTACCTATATCTTTTCTTCGGATTTAGAAGGGGTTGAAACTTCCGTGGTAGTCTGATTTCCTGTATCATTAATAGTTATATCTTTATCTTCAAAAACAACTTTGAAAGTGGGTGGATTAGTAAGGGTTACTGTATTATCAATGGTCTGTTTAGATTTACCTAATAGTCGATCAAGCAAGGGTTCAATTGTTCTTAGAGAAGATGTCTTCATATCCATGTTCAATGCATTAGCTAACGCAATTAGAAGTGTTGGTTGTTCTTTATCTGTACGAAACTTCTTCAGTTCATCTGGTGTGAGGTTTAACAGATATATAATTAGTGTTTGAAAATCGTCTGAAGATAAACCGAATTCTTTTTTTATTACTTTGAATCGGTTCTTAGGTCTACCATTAGGATTATGCGTTTCACCTTTCTTGCAGGGCTTAAGATTCTTTGCTGCGTTTGGATTATTTGCCATGATGTTTGTTTGATCTTTGTTGATCTATTTTATCTTTATAGTAATTAGTTAGTCTTATAAAATCGTCTATTGTGCAATCAGTCTTATCATCTTTTATCTTGTACAATCTTTCATACTCTTCATCACCGAATTCTGATTTGAATCTTCGTATATACTCATGCAAGTTACCTGCTAAGTATTTGTTACAGTAAACACATTGACAATGGATATTCCTTTCATCATATTTAATTGCCTTGTGTCTTCTGCTAAAGAGATGACCAGCATTCATCTTTCGTGGATTTGAATCTATCTTCCCGCAAGTGTAACAGGTGTAATTGTCTCTTAATCGTATATAATCACTGATTGTTTTAAGTAATCTTTTTTCTGCGCTTTTCTTTGTGATTTTCATTTTGTGTGTAATTTGAAAGCAAGGTAATGAGTGATAATATAAAACTCAACATATACAAATACTGTTAAGTCCTCATCACCTGCAACAGCCACCGAAGTAGTCTGTGGGATTAAAAAAATCCTCTCAATCAATAGTTTTTTAGACTACCAATTGAGAGGACTTAAACATTTTGTGAGGTTGTATAAATATGGAATGAATTTATACCTGTCTATAATATAT